TAAGGCTTAGTATCGTCATTACTTTATTACATTCTGGTTTTCCAATACAGTTTACTGCAGAGCTTGGCGATCTCGACGCCCTCGAGAATTTGCTCTGGGTTCCATACCTTGTGATAATGCTTCTTTGTGTCGCAATCAATGCAGATTGATATGCAACCAGGTATGTAGTCCATTTTAGCTCGCTTGGAAAGCATCCAGGATTCAATAGCCAGCTGATACAGGTCCTTGGGGTAGAACTTGCCCGTCCCCTTGCAGTTTGCTCTGCACTTGTAGTCCGCCAGGAACGCTTCACCAGAAGCATCCTTGCCGATGAAGTCAACGCTACCCACGATTTTGACTGTCCCTTCGCCCAGCATGTGCTCTACTGCAACTGGAGTTACGTCATTATCAATATACCAATCTATGAATGGACGAGCCCAGTCATCCCAGGGCGTCTTATCTGCTGGCAGTCTGGCATCCATGTCCGCCAGGACAAAGTCCTCTATGCGCTTGTGCACGGCTGTCCCGAACTCGGATGAAGGTATCTGCTTTCCTGTGACTGGACTTTCCCTGGTTCCGTAGGTCAAGTCCGCGATTCCCCGCCAGTGCATATGGGGTAACTCCCTTGCTAGTTCAGTGATCTTCATCGGCTTGTAGATGCCGTCGAGGAAGGGGTCCTTGATTATACCTAGAACAGTTGTGACTGAAGGCCATGCCCCCTGAACTTTCTTTGCTTGAGCTGGAGTTGCTACATCCTCGAGGAAGATGGGGTTGCCTTTGTTGTATTTGTAGAAGTGCGACATATCTTATTTAGTTTGGTGCATTGGATTTTTAGCAGATCTGATCTGCGAATCATTGAGATGAGGTCATCTCTGTTCCTTCTCGTGTAGCCCTTGTAAAGGGCATCTGAGGCCGTTGCAACACTTTTATTTGTATCGCAAAGTTCCTCGGCTAAATTTTGTAGGTGCTCCCGTCGGACTACCAGGTAGTGATCGATGCACTCAAAGGCGATGAAGTCCTGCTGTCCGTAGAGCCAACCCTTGTCCCCCCTGTTGTTCTTGAACTCCAGCCAGATGAAGTCCTCCGTTTTGGCCCCTGTTCTGCTTTTGCGTTTTAGCGCCTTGACGTCTATGCTGCCAGCAGAGCAGACCCAGTCAATGTGCATGTATTGCTCAGCCAGGGTTGCTGGTCTAGCCCCTGGGTATCTATCCTCCAGGAGTTCGCCGAAGGACGTCTCCGTCTCCTGTCCGTCAGCCCAGGACTCCGTCCCTACCCAATCCTGGTATGTCTGTCCCTTCTTCCCTCGCATTAAAGTTCGTCCTCTTCTACGCAGTCCAGCACGTAATTAAATATATACTGTATGTCATCTACGTCGAGGTCTTCTTCGATGGGGAAGTTGAGGATTTCTCCCTTTGTGATGTGACTTATCACCAGGTAACAGCAAGGGAAGAACTTATACGTTACCGATATCTTCCTAGCTATCACTTGCTCGATGCACTGCTTGACTGTCCGCTTGTGCATCTCCCGTTTAATTCTAGTCGTGTAAACATCGCCAGTTGCCAACTGCGATACCATCTTCTCTTGAATGCTGTCTCCCTGGACTACTGACACCATTGCGTCGGGCTCTAAAAGGTTAGCCCCCCCTTCTGGATATACGTTGAGTTTTTCCATAATCTAAAAAAAAGCCCTCTAAACCTTGGTTGTCAAGGCTTAAAGGGCTTTGTGCTTATCTGGAGTAGTTCAGTATGATCAAAAACAAAACAATCGTAATGATCAGATCTATGGCATCCCTAAATGCGCTCAACCTGAACCTCCTCTCCCTTCTGCAATCCTAGATTCACGAAGACCTTGTCCAGTTCCAGCATGAATAGCCGTTGCCTTTCTAGACTGTCTTCCATGGGCATGTCATTAGGTGCATTCCAGTCCGTCAGGAACCCTTCGTCGGTGAAGTGCGCTAGGACGTCGTCGTGCGTGATCGCGGTGTATTGCCCGTCAGTCTGCGTTAGCATGCGGACTGAGCCCTCCTCCTTCAGCAGTCGATTGACTTCACTGAAGTAGGTGAACGGCTCGTCTTCGGGTAGATCTAGTTCTTCCATTATCTCTGTTATATTTTTCATTGTTTGCTTTCTGTTATAGTTCTGCAGTGAAACTGCATTGACCTTCTTCCTTGATGCAGTCCCTGATCTGCCTGCCCATCAGCAGGTCGGCATACTCCGAGACTTCGTGATCGGTGACTGAATGCTTTTTCAGCCACTCGTGATTATAGAAGTCAGTGCCTTCAAAGCACTTCTCCACTTTATCGACGTCAATGGCATCTTCTATTCGCTTGATCTCCGCTTCGACTTCGGGCAATTCCTCCTCGTCGAAGTAGTATTCCAAGTAGTTCGGCGGTTCACCCTCGTAGCCGAACCTGTCAGCGCAGTTGGAGTCCTGCACTGCGAACCAGAATTTACCTTCTATGTCTCCGTTGTAGTATCTACCCATTGGTTCCTCCTTCTATTGTGTAGTTCTGTAGTGTAGTGAAGTAGTCATGCTCTGGGTCAGCCTCTTCGGCGTCCCAGTCGATGTCTCCTATGTCCATCTCTAGTCCTGCTAGTTGCTCAGCCTCAAATTCATCCTCGGCTTCAACTATTACTCCTACGTATGCTTTGCATATATATGTTTTTTTACTCATTGTTTCCTTTCTGTTTTTTAATAGCGTCGCAGAATGCGTTGCTTAGGTGCTCGTCGGGCGATACGTATTCGTATGGCTCGGGCTCGGGTTCTAGGGCGTATCTGACCTCGGAGTGAATGCATCTGTAGATCGTGTCGTCCAGATTACTGGGCACGTCGTCATCGTTCCACTCGGGAAAGTGCATCTTGTATTTTTCCAATACTTCGCGGACTTCGTCCATCACCATGTTGGTGATGTCGTCGATGCACTCTTCTTTATGTTCTCCTCTCAGCATCATACCTCTTCCTCCATTAGTTGTTCCCCCGCTAGATCCTTTATGCATCGCAGGTCTTCTCTTGTTAATGACGACAAGGGTATCGCCCTGTATTCGTCTTCGGTATCAGTCAGGACTTGCAGGCACTCAAGCTCGACGCCCTCTATCTCGACCTCGTCCCACTTCTCGACGCAATTCTTGTCGTCGCCGTAGGTGGAAGTGCACTCGCAGTGCTTTAGCCTCCACGAGACCTCCGTCGTTGCAATGCATTCCCTGCCTCGCAACTCTAGTTCTACTTCTATTATGCTCTTCACTCGAAGATCCTCCTTTCTACGTCCTTGCATGATTGTTTCCAAGCCTCCCAAGAGACCAGACCATTCGTCCAGTTTTCGGGTTGCTCTTCTATCTTCGACACCTGCTCGCAATATTTTTCAATTGCCGACAGGATCACTACTTGATTCAGCGGTGAACCGAAGTCCATCGCGCTAGTTACTTTTTCTATGTTTGTTTTCATGATTCGTATTCCTTTGTTCCCATTTGAAAGCCGAAAGCGTAGTCGGCACTTCGTTCATCTTTAGTTGAGTATGGAGACTTGTAGTTGTCCCCAGACATTCCGTCTGTATAGCCAGTATTGTAGGCGGTCATTGAAAGGATCATTATGTCCTGCGCCATCGGCGACAACTCCTTTACCAGTGCTTCTATCCGCACGAGTCTCTCGTAGTAATCGTGCGGTTCGGTTTCGTCGAGTGCTGACTGCACCTCTATATCCAACTTCGCGATTGTCCCTCTGAGCATTGTCTCCTTCATACTGCTACCTCCTCTGTGTTGTAGCCCTTTTCATTCAGTAGCTCAATGACGCCAGATGGCAGAGAGAAGACCCCGTCGTAATCGGTGACTTCCCAATTGTCGAACCAGAGACCGCCTTCGGCGTGCCAGTCTTGACCCCCCGTCTCTTCGTCGAACACCTCAAACCATCCGTAGGTATGGTCTTTGATGCCGACTGTGCAGTTGAGTTTGACTTCTGCATTTTCCCTGATGATTCCAAACGAGTTCTCAAGTGTGAGATGCTCGGTAGTTGTCTTGCTGTATTGTTTGTGTTCTGTTTTCATAATAAATTGTCCCCCCTTTTTTCGGTTTGGGCTCCGTTCTGTATGTATGATAGCTGATGCACCAGAAAAACCCTAGCCAGAATTACTGACTAGGGTTCGTTTCTACCTGTTCCAAGTGTCCTTGATTGTGCACCAGATGATCGCTTGCGCTTCGTATCCCTTGAGCTCGTAAGCTCGGGCGAGTTCTACAGTTACCGCTTCAATTCGGCGGTATTGTGCAGACGTGCAACTCTCGGCGGTTTCCGTGACGCCCTGTTCTGGACGAACTAGGCAAGCTCGGATGTGCCACTTGTCCGCCGTGATGTGATCAGGAGAAAGCAAACCAACGTTCATGGCGAAAGCGTGCGTCTTCGGTGACTTCTCCGATAGTGAAACCTTGTCCTGCAGTATGGCGAAAGCTTTCAACTTGTTCGCGTTGTAAGTGCAACATTTGACGGAGTCCGCCCCCGATCCATACCAATGCGCATTGATCACGCTGTAAGCATCTTGCTTGTTTCTCTCCCATTTGTTATTCGGTGAAAGTGCAGACAAAACGCCCGCCACTTTGTAAGGGTCGATCTTGAACTCAGTCGCGGTATCTTGGCACCATTTTTGCGCCTCTGTATACCATACCTTTCCCGCTTTCCATTGCTTCGGGTTGGCGTGCTGGATCCATCTATCAAGACTATTGAAAATCTTGCGATCTGTTGTATCTGTGATTCTTATCATTATACTACCCCCCCGTTTCCTAGCATTTTATTGAACTGCTCTTGACTGCACTTGCCGTCAAATATTTTTGGGATAGAAAATCCAACTTTTCCGTTAGTAATAACATTTGTTGGCGTGCGCTTGCTTCCGTCGTAGACTTGAGCTTTCTTGGTTTTTGGGTCGTAGTATCCGAATTTAGTTTTGTAATTCATTGTTTTTTTGCCCTCCTTTGGGGCTCCGTTTGGGTTTTTGTTTTGTTTTAAATTGCACGAAAAAAGGCGACGGGTATAAACCCGCCACCTTGAACCATTGAACAAATTCTATGGGCAATCTTCCTCTATGCCATCTAAGCCAGCCATCTTTTTAAACTTGGCTTCTAGTTCGTCGTATCTGCTTTGCAGTTGCTTGTTTGTTTCCGCCATTGCATCAAATGCGCTATTCGGCAGTGCTTGCGCAACCCTCTTGATTGTGTCCTCCAGGTCGGTGACTCGCTCTTGTAAGATGACTATATCGTCGCATCTGCTAAAGTCGTAGTCATTCAATGCGCTGTCGATTTCGTAGTCGAAACTTAAGTCATTCACGGCGTCGCGGATTTCATCGGACAGGTCGAGCTCTGAAATGAACCCGTCAATTTTGCAGTCGATCGTTGAGTCGAGGGCGTCGGCTATTGCGTCGATGTCGAGCTCTGCTTCGATGTTGTCGCAGAGTAGTTTTGTATTGATTTCGATTTTCATGTTCTTGTTTGGTTTGGTTTGTATTGTGCACAACATGTGCACGTCGAGAGTATCGGAATATATACACCGATCCGATCAAATTTTAACCCTCAAGTGCATGCAGTAAGACAGGTTCTGCGCAAAGGTGACAGAATAAGCTGAGCTAATGCCCTATTGATGACAGCCAGATGTAGAAAAACTATATAGTGGCTCTTGCCACAAACTATAAATAGTTTTTTGTTCATCTGGCTATCACCTTTTCCCCCGTATACCCTCCCCCGTAGGTATGCCCCCCCCTATTCATACATAAGCCCAGATGCCCAGGCACAAAAAACCCCCGCCATTTCTGGCGGAGCTTGAAAGTGATCTAACCGAACCTAACGGGCTCTTCCCATCCTGCTGTGGGTCTGTCCTTTTTCAGGCGGTTGAGCTTTCTCCTCGGGAGCTCGAGAGCTTGATTCCTTTGGCATAGTATTCGATTAGATGTGCAGTAAATTGTTAAGACCCACCCAGGTCGCCCTGGGCAGGTCAGCTAACAGTCGCTATTCAGCGGAATCTTCTTCTTCGACTTGCTTCCAGTCGTAGCTGAAACCAATTCTGGTCTTCAGCAGAGTAACACGCTTGAGAGTTTCAAGCTCGCACTTGTTGGAATTAATCCAATCTTCCATCTTATCATCAGATCTGTAGCTGATAATGTGATCCTTGGTCGTAGCGTATAGTGCGTTTACTGCTTCGACGATCGCGTCTTTTTCAGACTCGTTTACTTCTATTGTGTATTTACTCATTTCAATGAACTTTATTTTGTTAGCGCCTAGGCTGAGTGCTTCGGCTGACTATATTATTTCATAGATTTAGACATGCGTCGAGACATCATTTACCCAGAACGCTACGTAGTAGCCAATCTAATAGCAGGTCAGCCTAGCATTAGCCGAGCTACTACCCGCTCGATGATAGCCAAAACAAGCAAGTATGCTATAATAGCGAAGCAGCATAGCTTGCGCAGGATTGGCTGTCATCGCAGAAAAACAATCAAAGGGGTGGGGGTGTCAACAAATTTTAATTGATTGAAATTCAATAATACATTCACTACGTCGTAAAAAAAATACCCCTCAAGGGGGGTTTCCCCCCAGGTTACTTGGATCTATTGTTCCTACCTCGATTTTTATTAATGGACATAACTCTTAGGTTAGATTTGCATCCATTCATAGGATTCCCATCCTTATGATCTATATCTTTGCCAACTAAGTTGGCTTTACCGTATTTACGGATAGCGGCTCTTCTAGCTTTATTGCGTTGAGCTCTGCGTTTCTTTTGCTCTGGTTTAGCCTGGTAGGCTTTATCTTTGAGCTTAGCAATTTTTTCTTTATAGGTCATAGTCTTATATTAGCACAGATTTTTAGATACAGCTTCGCTATTAGCAAAGCCTGCAGTAGTAGACAATAAATATTGTCGGACTAGGTATTATCGAAGAGTGATCCGTAATACTGCAGCGTTATTTTATGCTTCCCTTCATGTATTCAGGGGAAGCAACCTATAGTCCAGGTGGAGAACCAATATCCCTATCAGTTCTTGTTTCAGCTGGACTGCGTTCGTTTTATGTCACGTCAGATGCTATCTGAAGGGTCGTTTGCACCGTTGAAGGCTTACCCTAGGGACTATGCTGAAAAGCCTTGACAGGCTTTCTGTGGTGTATTATAACACAGGTAGATAGTCCTACAGCACCAAATGAAAGAAGTCAACCCCAAAAATGAAGAAAAAGAAGCATCGGACGCCTTTGATGAAATCGAGGAAGAATTGATGCTGGACATTCGGACCGCCGTGCAGGAATACGCGGAGGAGATGCAGGTGAAGAAGGTGAAGTCCTTAGCCAGGCACAATCCTGAGAAGGTAGCTAAGGTGCTTTATTTGTTCAGCACTGGCAACAGCCAGACTAGAATAGTGCGGCATTATAAGATTCCTAGAAATACCGTTGTGCACATAATGGTGGAGTTCGCGGATCACATAAAGAAGTTCAAGGAACTCGGGGGTAAGCTAGCTGCCAGGAACTACGTAAATATGTCCAGCCTGGAGGAGGACCTCATAGAGAAGGTCCGAGACAGAATGCAGAACGACCCCGACATGCAGGTATCCTTCAAGG